CCATGTGCGCGATGTGCCCGCCAGCGACCTGATCGAGATGGGACTGCCGGAGGACAAGATCCTCGCCTACTGCGATACCATGATGCGGCCGCAGCAGCGCCGCGAGATGATCGCCCGCAACCCAGCCCAGGGGCACAACATCAAGCCGTCGCCCCCAGGTGACCGCAGTATGGGCATCTGTCGCTACGCGGAAGGCTGGATACGCTGCGACACGGATAACGACCATAAAGCGGAACTCATCCACGTCCACATGCTGGGCAATGCCACCAGGATGATCCAGTGGGAGCGGGTGGATGAGATCCCGCTCGCTTGTTTCACCCCCTACAGGGAGCCCGGGCGGCTGATCGGCTATTCGCAGGCCGACATGGTGATGGACCTGCAGCGGGTGGAAAGCCGGGTGATGCGGGCGACACTGGATAGTTTAGCCCAGAGCATGTTCCCGCGGACGGTGGTGACGCTGGGGCAAGTCAACCTCGCGGACGCCAGACAAACGGCTATCGGGTCGATCATCCGCACCACCCAGGCGGGCGCCGTCACCGAGCTGGTGAAGCCCTACACGGGCGAGGCCGCGCTCAACATGATGCAGGCGCTGGAGGCGATCCGGGAGTCACGGACAGGCATCACGCGAGCTTCGCAGGGCCTCACCGTGGACGAGTTGCAGAGCACGGCACCCGTGGCCGTGTCGGCGCAGACCTCGGCCGCGCAGGACCGGCTCGACATGATGGCACGCACGCTGGCCGAGACCGGGCTGGCGCCGCTGTATAGCGGGCTGTTGAGAATGATGGCGCGGCATCAGGACCGACCCAACGTCTATCGTATCCGCGGGCAATGGGTGCCGATCGATCCGCGGGCGCTCGGCGTCATGTGGCAGACCTCGGTCAATGTCGGCGGCAAGGGCATGCCGATGGAACGGCTGGCGATGCTCGCCCAGATCGCCGGCAAGCAAGAGATGATCATGCAGACACAGGGGTTAACCAATCCCTTGGTCGGCGTGCCGGAGTACCGGAATACGCTCAGCCGGATGCTGGAAACCGCCAACATTGCCGATGTGTCCTCGTATTTTAAGGCGTTACCCCCAGGGTTCCAGGCGCCGCCGCCACCACCGACACCGCCCGATCCGTCACTGATCCTCGCCCAGGTGCAGGCCGGTAAGACCGCTGCCGATGTCGAGAACGATCGGGCGTCAGAACAAACCAAACGCGCGCAGATGCTGACCGATGATGACCTGAAGCGGGATCAGGCGGCGCTCGATGCCTGGACCAAGACCTGGATCGCCGGGGCCCAGTTCGGCACCCCCGTGCCGTCGCTCACCGAGTTCCAGCAGGCCATGGCCAGCAAGGTGCCGGGGATCCAGCTGCTCGGCAATCTGCCGCCGCCCACCAGCCCGCAGATGCCAGCCACGGCAGGCCCCCCGCCTGGTCAGCCGCCCCAAGGGCCGCCACGACCGCCAGGGATGCCCCAAGGGGCGCCAGGGCCATCCATGGTGCCGCCACGCCCACAGCAACCGATGGGCCCGCCCGCCGGCTCGTTCAATCCGGCCCAGGCGATGGCCACCCGCCAGGCGCTGATGCAGGGGCAGATGCCCAGTGCATATGGCAACATCGCTGCCAACGCCGCGGCGAAGTCACTGTTCGGACCCGGGGGGCCGGCATTGCCGCGGCCCGGCGCACAGCCACCACAACCAGGGCAATAGGAATGTCGGAGACTCATATCTTTGATAGCGTGGATGAATGGTGCGACCTCTTCACGGAGGCATTCGATAAGTCTCGTGTCAACGAGATCCTTGACGCCGTCAATGCCAAAGATACCGATCATGCAACAATCATCGTCGCTTGCGCGCATATGCTTGGCGCACTGCTAAAGACCAACGATGACAGCTATTTTCCGCTCGCCTTGATGGCAATGATTGTGCGCGCCAGCGAAAAAGATGAGCAATAGGAGAACCACCATGGTCACACGCGCATCAGGCAGCCAATCGACGAAAACCGTGCCCAAGCAGGGCCAGAACAAGCCGGTGAGCGGTGGGGCGGCCGGGGCAGGCAAGGATCGCGGCACCGCCAAGCTGCCCACCATCAGCAGGACCACAACCCGGAAGTGAGCGACCTCTCCCGCGAGGAACGCTACGAGATCCAGCGCCGCGGCGGCGAAGCCCACCGCCTGCTGCAGGACCGCGAGCTGATGGACATGCTCACGTTCATTCGGGAAGGCGCGGTGCAGACGGCAGTGCATGGTACGGATGTCCGCGAGCGCGAGGACGCCCGCAACCTGGCGCGGGCCATCGATCACCTCGCGACCGAGATGCGCTCACGCCTCGATACCGCCCTGCTGCAGAACCAGCGCGAGACCGATGGGCGGCGGTTTGAATGAGGATGTACCATGAGTGAGAGTAGCCCATCCGCGCCTGCCGCACCGGCAGCAGCCCAGCCGGCCACCCCGGCACCGGCAACCAACACCAACGTCGTCAACGCCCCAGCGCCAGCGTCGCAGGAAAGCATCAGCCTCTCCGATGCCGGCAGGCTGCTCGCCAGACGCCGCCAGGAGACCGCACGCGAGGCGCAGGGGCAGGGGCAGCCGACAGCACGCCTCAACCCCTCTCCAGCCCCCGCAGGGCCGCCCGGACAGCTTACGGCGCCGGTAGAGTCCAAACCCGCAGCGCCCACCACCCCCACCGACAGCCCAAGGGACAGCCCAAGGGACAGCCCAAGGGACAGCTACGACACCATCGCCAAGGCGCTGGGGCTCGAGCAGGGAGCGGCGCCAGCACCGGCCGAGGGTGCCCCCACCGAAGGGGCAACCGACGGCGTCTATACGATCGACGGACACCGCGTCACCGCAGCCCAAATCCGCACCGCCATGGGCATGGCCGCGGACTACACCCGCAAGACCCAGGATTTAGCCCAGCAGCGCCAGCAGCTGCAGCAGCAGGCCGAGGCACTCGCCACCGTGCTGCCCCATATCCAGCCGGAACTCGCGAAGCTTGGTGAGCGGCTCCAGGGAGCGACCCCGCCAGACCCCGGCCTGATCGAAAGCGACCCGCAGGGCTATCTCCGCCAATTCGCCGCCTACCAGCAGGCTACGGCTGAGCAACAACGTCTGGGCAGCCTCACCCAACTCCAGCAGCAAGCCTACGAAAGGGCGATGTCGCAGCAGGTCGAGGCCGGCAACAAAATGCTGAGCGAAAAGTACGAGTTCTGGCGCGATGACGCGATGCGCTCGACCGTGCAGCGCGATATCGCCCGCTGGGCCGAAAGCAAGGGCGGTTACACCCGCCAGGAGCTCCAGGGGCTGTCCGACCCGCGCCACGTCGAGAGCATGATGAAAGCGATGATGTGGGATAGGATGCTGGAGGGCGCCAAGACCAGGGCACCGCAGCCAGTACAGACCGCACAGGTGCGTGGCGTGCGCCCGCCACCAGCCGCCGCCGCCCAGGTGCAGGCCATGGAGCAGGCGTTCGAGGCACGGCCCAATGCCCGCAACGCCGCCGCCCTGCTCAGCGCACGACGCTCCAACGCCAACGGCAGCACCCGGTATTGATCCATGAACCGGTTGGAGTATATACGAAGCGTGTTCCCCGCAGGCGCGGGGATGACCCGCCGAAACCTGGGCCGACACCAACCTGCAACGCGTGTTCCCCGCAGGCGCGGGGATGACCCGGAGTAGACCATGGCCGTTCCCGCACAGGGAGCGTGTTCCCTGCGTGTGCGGGGATGAAACCCGTTATTGACGGCATGGCTCTACTGACAACATACTGACATTCGTCGCCCGAAGGAGTGCTTGCACCAACCGGCTGGGCGGGCCGTGTAGTCGCGAGGATGACCAAGTTGGTCGCCGGCACGCACCGCAGTCGCAAGACCAAGCGGTAAACGCCCGAGCAGACCTCCAGTCGCTCCATTGCGAACCAGCAATTTGGTTCAATCAGGCATGCAGCGTAGCTACGCGCGTGCCATGCAATGGAGATGGACATGGCCGTTCCCGCACAGGGAGCCGCTCCCGCAGGCACTTATATCGAGACTGCAGCTGTCGGCGTCCGCGAAGACCTCGCGGATATCATCTATCGTATCGATCCCGACGAGACACCGCTGGTATCAGCATGTTCCCGCGTCGGCTCCAAACAAGTCCTGACCGAGTGGATCGTGCAGGAGTTGAATCCTGCGGCAGATAATGCTCAGCCTGAGGGCTTCACCGCCGTTATGCAGGCGGTGATCAAGCCCATCCGCCTGAACAACGTCTGCCAGATTATCGCCCGTACAGTGGGCGTCTCCAACACGCTCCGCGTCGTGGACGTGGTCGGTGGGGAGGACGAGTACAATCGCAATATGATCCTACGCGGCATGGAGGTGAAGCGCGACCTCGAGCTGGCCGTCACCTCGCCACTCGTACGCACCATCACCGACCCACGCCACATGAGCGGCCTGCCCTGCTATACCGCATTCGGCGCGCGTGGTGCCGGTGCTGGCGTCATGCCGATCGGTGACGGTTCCAACGCCGGAACGGCTGGCACGCCCTACGATCTTACGCTGAACGTCGTCAACGCCGCCATCCAGCAGTCCTGGCAGGCCGGTGGTAATCCGACATTGGGGATCATGTCGGGAAATATTAAGAACTATTTCGCGACATTGTCGCAGGGCGGGACGGGCAACCCGATCGTGGCCCAGAACATCGTGCAGGCGTCACCAACCGGCGAGATGACCATCCAGGGCGCGGTCGATGTCTACCGCACCAACTTCGGCACACTGCAACTCGCACCCGATCGGTTCTGTCCAGCCCATCAAATCCTGATGGTGTCGACAGACTATGTCGAGATGGCGCCGTTGCCGGAAAGGGATTTAGTCCAGCAGGACTATGCCCAGACAGGAGATAATTCCCAGGGTGGGGTTATTTTCGAGGGGTGCATCAGGCCCACCGCTCCTAAGGCACATGCCACAATTTTCGATCTTAACCAATGATACCAGCGGTTTCTTGTAAGTCTGCTGGCTAGAATGGAGGGTAAACTGTCTGGGAATGCGATCCTAGGTTCTGTCGAGATAGGCGATCAGCTTGAGAAGCCGATTGCGGTCGTCTCGCACATTGCCCAGAGCCAGGTTGCATTCCCGGCACAGCCAGCCACGGAAATGGCCCTTCTGGTGACAATGGTCGAAATGAAGTGCGCGTCCCTTGTCTGGCGCTCCGCCGCAAGCATCGCACATCTCGGGCCGAGGACGTCCTGCCAGCACCTCCAAATCCACAGCGCGTTGAAGGCGATTGCGTGCTTGGTGTTCCTTCTCTTTGGCTGTTATCTCGCCATACTCGCCGCGGATGTATCTGCGATTGGCTTCTCTGATCTTTTGGCGGTTCTTCTCGCGATAACGTCGCCGGTTCTCGCGCAAGGCTTCGCGGTTCTTTTGGGCATATTCCTTCTGATAGGCAGCGCGAGCCTCGCGGTTTTCCGCAACCCAAGTTCGCATATAAGCGGTCTTGATAGACTTGCGCGTCTCGTCATCATCATATGGCATCAGCTTCGGTCCTCTCCAGTAGGATCGCGGTCAGGGGCGCTGTTGGCTTGGGAGAGCCAGCAACGCCCCGCTTATAGCGGATTACCGCTATGACCGACAGACCGTTCTATCAGTCCTGGAACCCGGTAACGCAGCGGTCCACCGAGATCGTGACGGACAGCGAAACCGGGCTGCCGCTCATCATCACCTCGCAGAACACCCGCCCCATTGTCGAGAGCGCGAAGCAACTCGCGTCCAACTTCGACAAGCACCGGCCGAACCCGGACGGCATCACCCACGTCGCGCGCATTCCCATGGTCATCTGGCAGCAGCTCCAGAAGCTCGGGATCACGAAGGACCAGAAGGCGCTCAATGCCTGGCTGGATGAGCGCGATAACCGCGTGTTCAGGACCGACGACGCCCGCAAGATCTGAAGGAGACCACCATGGCCAGCCCAACGAAACACGACGCTCCGCACGCCTCGCAGATGAAGCCCACACCCGGCGTTGGTGGCGCTCCCGCAACCGCTGGAAGCATGCAGCCCATGGCGGGGCACGTCGCGCAGACGCCCGAGACCAAGGGCGCCGAGCCCCATCTGGTCGAGGGCATCGACAAGGTGCTGCTGCACCGGCTGTTCCCCGAGGCCGACAGCGCCGCCGATGTGGAGGGCCTGGCACTGGCGCAGGGACAGCAGACCTGGGAGCAGGGTTCGACGCTCGTGGCAGCGCAGCAGGAGCCGATCTGGATCGAGGGCGACCCGGCTGTAGCAAAGCCACAGCAAGCGCCAACCCAAAAGCCAAAGACTGAGCCATGAGCGGCACCATCGAGCCAGTGCTGGTCGAGGGCCTCGATCCGGTGCTGTTGATACGTTTGTATTACGGTGCCGACAGCATCAGCGCTGCCGGCGATGCGGCACTCGCGCAGGGCGTGGAGACGGCGGCTGCTGGCGCAACGCTTGAAGGCAGCCAATACGAGCCGATCTACGGCACGGAGGCTGGGGCCGGCGGGGCGGCCCCTGTCAACGTCACAGTGCCGGCCGTGACGCAGGCAGCCGACACACTGAGCTGCACCATGGGCACCTGGAACGGCGAGCCGACCAGCTATGCTTATGCGTGGAGTTTGGACGGCACCTCCATCCCAGGCACGGGCGCTACGCTGCCTGTCGTGGCCGCAGACGCCGGCAAGAGCGCGACGTGCGTCGTGAGCGCTACGAATGCCAGCGGCACCACGGCAGCGCCGCCGTCAAATGCCCTCGTCGTGGTTGATCCGGGGGCCTGATGGCCTCGCTCGCGCAACTCCAGGCCGACGTTGCCAGCTACCTCAACCGGCAGGACATCCTGACCAACGGCGTCATGCCAGGCTGGGTGGCAGCGGTCGAGACGGAGCTTGCCGAAACGCTGCGCGCGCGCTGCCAGGTAGCATCGGCCATCCAGCCGATCGATGCGCCCTACATCGCCCTGCCCGACGACTTCGCGACCATGGAGTCGATCCGCGACAACACGACCGGTGAGATGCTCCAATTGCTCGACCAATGGAGCGGACATTGGAGCAACCAATATGCGCCGATCGGCTGGCAACCCTATGATGCCATTACCGCGCTGAGCGGCCCCAGCGTGGCCTACAGGCTGGTGGCGAATTGCATCGAGTTCCTGCCGCACCCACAAGTGCCAAACCCTCCAGACCCGTCCTGGGTGCCGCAGAGCGTGCTGATGGGATGGTATCGCAAGCCGCGCCCGCTGCTGCTGCCGACCGATACCAATCCGATCCTCGAACAGCTGTATTCCATCTACCTCTACGGGGTCATCAAACAGGGCGCGATCTGGGCGCTGGATGACGACCGCGCACAGCAGATGGACGCGCTATTTCAGCAGGCTGTGACACGGGCGGACCTCGCGAAGCAGCAGAGTGATTATTCCGGAGCGCCACTGAGATCGGAGATGGCAACATGCTTCTAAGGTGTTGTCTAGCGTCTTGTAGTCTACTACTATCCATAGATGAGAAAAACACCACAGGAACTAAGAGAGTATAACCGGCAATGGTTCAAAACGCCCCGTGGTCGATACCACCATCAAAAAAGCACCTCATTGTCTCGTGGCGTCGAGTTCCTCCTGTCGTTCGAGGAGTGGTGGGACATCTGGCAAACCAGCGGCAAATGGGAGCTACGAGGGCGTCGTCGGGGCCAATATGTGATGGCGAGATTTGGCGATCGGGGCCCGTATGAACGCAGCAACATCAGGATTTGTCTTGTTGAAGAGAATATCGGGGAGAGCAACCAGAACTGTGACAATCCTACGGAGCAAAGGTCGGCTGTCATGAAGGCGTGGTGGGCCAGTGCATCGAAGAAGAAGCGCGCTGCCATCAGTCATGCGCTATCTGTGAACAATGGCTCACATCGTCCAGAGGTGCGCGCTAAGCAGTCTGCCGCAGCCAAGATAGTTTGGGCCAGACGCAGGGGCGAGATCGCCTGATGGCCACCAACATCACCTATCCCTTCGACTGCTACATGGCGCTGATGGTGGGCGGCACCGAGGTGACCGGCATCGGCTACGAGCGTCGCCCGGCACACTTCGCGGACATCGGTGATGGTCGCATCGCCGCCAATACCACCAGCGTGCAGTGGCCTGCGTGCGGCAGCAACTGGGGGCCGATCGACGCCGTGACCCTGTTTGACGCACTCACCGGCGGCCACCTCCTGTGCATCGAGGCAGCGACCTCCGTCGTGCAGGGCAATATGTACGACCAACTGCGCGTGTCAGCGTCGGGCTATCAGGTCGTTCACTCGCCATCGGTGCCCATGGGCTTCGGCACGTTCACCTGGGGCACCGGCCGGTTTGCCACCTCTCGCCACCTGGTGCCGCCAGGCAGCGGCATTGGCTCGCCCTACGACGTGGGCGGCTACGGGGCCGGCCCCTACGAGACTCTGGAACAGACAGTGCTGCTGCTCCGCACCCTGGGCACCGTGGCGCTGTGCGGCAATCAACCCGGCGCCTGGACGCCGCCACCGCCGTGCGAGACCGGGGTGTGGGTGCCATCCAACGCCTGCAAGGCCGGCTCCTGGGCACCCGGCCCGTTCGATGTGGTGCCCGTGTCATGAGCGGCACGGATTACACCACCACGCCCAATCTCGGCCTGTTCAAGCCGATCTCAAATCGCGCAATCGGGACGTGGGGCGATCTTTGGAACTCCAATGCCGATGTGCTCGATGCGGCACTCGCAGGGGCAGGTAGCGGGGTCGGCACAGTCACCAACGTGGCGACCTCGGGCGCAGGCATCACCGGCGGCCCGATCACCACGAGCGGCACACTCAACGTGCAGTGGAACGCGGGGAATGTCATCACGCTGACTGGCATGACGCTGACCACCGGCACGCTGTCAGCAACGCCAGCGCTCTCGGCATGCACCGGCGTGGCGACCTACGCGCAGTTGCCGGCCGAGGTGCAGCAGGTGCCGATCGCATTCCCGTTCCAAGGGAAGCCCAGCACGGCGGCGACCATCAACGTCCCGATGGCTATGGCGCTGACCGTGCCCAGCGGCCTCGCCGGGACGGTGGTCTATGATGTGACCAAGGCGACGGCGTCGGCGGTGTTCACGCTCAACAAGATCAGCGGCGGCAGCACGACGGCGCTGGGCACGATCACCATCACCACGGCGTCGAACACCAGCGCGACGCTGGCTGGCGCGGGCGGCAGCCTCGCAGTGGGCGACGTGATGCAGATCTTGGCGCCGACACAGGACGCGACGCTGGCCGAAATAGGCATCACCGTCCTCGCGGCGAGGGTGTAGCTACAATGGCATATATCTTCGGCGACGGGTTCGATTGCTACGCCACCACGGCGGACCCGTTCCTCGGATATTGGGACAGTGGGGCGGCCTCTAACGCCACGCTCATCGCGGGACGCTTCGCGGGCGGTCAAGCCTGGAACTTCAGCACATCCGCTGGTGTTTATTTCGTCAAAAGCAGCGGCCAGAACGATGCGGCGCATCACATCGTCATGGCGTTTCGCCAGACCTTCGTCCTAAGCGGCACCACGCTCGGGCTGTATTTCCAACTCTCGGATGCTGCCACCAATCAGGTCTGCATCGTATTCCGTTCAGATGGCGCGATCTTGTTGACCTCAGCCACGCCTGCCGGAACGGTGTTGGACACCTACACTGGCGCGGTCTCAGCGGCCAACACCTGGTTTTCGTTCGAGTTCGAAATCGTTATCAACGCCACAACCGGAAGCTGGTCGGTGCGTAAGAACGGCAACACCAGCAACGACAGGTTCCTTGGTTCGCTGAACACGCGACCTGGCACGAATGCTTATGCCAACAAGCTGACGGTTGGCATCCAGGTGGCCACCAACGCCCAGCAGATCGACGACCTGCTCTGGCGCAGCGACGCATCGAGCGTGCCGTTCGTGGGCGATATACGAGCGTATACACGCATGCCAGCGAGCGATGCCAGCACGCAGTTCGCGCGAGCGCCTAGTCCGGTGAGCGTAGCGCAGTCGGGGACATCATCCGGCACGACATCGAAGGCCGCTAACCTGGGGATCATGTCGGCATTCACCGCCGCTTACAGCGGCACGATCGCCTCTTGCCAGGTATCAATTAACGCGGGCGCCACCGGCAACATGAAGGCGGCGATTTACGACAGCACCCGGACAATCGTACTGGCGACATCCAACGCCGTGGTTAATCCGGCGAGTGGATCGAACGCGATCACGTTTGGCACGCCGCTGACCGTGACAAAGGGGACAGTTTACCATCTTGCGGTCGATCAGGACGCGACGATTGTGTACAATACAACTGGCTTCACCCAGTGGTCATTTACCACGACCTATGCGAGCTTTCCCGCCGCCGGCCCAGCGCTGACCGCCAATCAGACCGGCCCGCTTTTCACCGTCAACATCACGCCCACTATCAACGCCGAGTTCGTCAGCGAAACCCTCCAGGACGGCACCACCAGCTACGTCTACGACAGCACCCCAGGCGACGCCGACTTCTACAACATCGGCACCATCGCCTCGACGCCACTTGCCACGGTGGCGGTGACCACGCGCGGCTTCATGCAGAAGTCGGACGCAGGCACGCGCACCGCTGCGGTGCAGATCAAGAGCGGCGGCACCACGGTTGCATCACCAACAGCCACTCTGTCGTCCTCGTTCGGCTGGGTGTGGCGTACTGATCTAACCGATCCGGCAACTGGGGCTGCGTGGACCGCGACAGGCGTGAACAATGCCCAGATCGGGCCGAAGACAATAGCATGACGGACACCAGACTTACCCAGGCAGCAGCTGAACACTGGCTGACCACCAACCCGCAGGCTCAGGTCACGCAGGTCGTCGCCGAACACTGGGGAACGGTGCAGTCGGGACCGATCCAGCTCGTCGTGACGCAGATCGGCATCGAACAATGGGCCTCCGTCGCAGCGCTGACACCGCCCGGCGGCGCGCAGGCAATAGCGATGGTGATGGCATGAGCGGCACAGATTATACGCTCACCGCAAACCTCGGCCTGTTCAAGCCGAATTACGATATGGACGACGGGCAGTGGGGCTTCCATTTGAATGGAAACGCCGACGTGCTCGATAGCGCCATCCACGCCCTGCAGACGACCTCGGCTGGCGTCACGTCATGGAACGCCCGCACCGGGGCTGTGGTGCTCAACGCAGCCGATGTCACCACCGCGCTCGCCTATACGCCCTATAACGCCACCAACCCGAGCGGCTATCAGACGGCCGCGCAGGTTACGACGGCGCTAGCCCCATATGCGCCGCTGCTATCGCCCGCGCTGACCGGCAATCCGACTGCACCGACACCAAGCCCGAATGATAACGACACCAGCATTGCAACCACCGCGTTTGTGCTCGGGCAGGCATCCGGCGCCGTGCCTACGATGGACGGCACCGCAGCGGCCGGCGTCGCCACCATGTTCAGCCGGGGCGACCATACCCATCCTAGCGATACCTCGCGGCTGGCGGCGACGGGGGGCGCCATTACCGGCAATCTGACTGTGAGCGGAACTGTCACCGCAACCGGCAACGGTAGTTTCGCCGGGCAGGTCATGTCCCCGCTAGGTATCACCTATGCGGGCCATTCAAATGCCATATCTTTCAGTTGGGCCAGCCCAAACATTACTGCTTTTGTTGACAACGCTAGTCAGGGTATTCTTGCTACGCAGGCGTTTGTCAGCGGCGCTTACTTACCACTGACTGGCGGCACGGTTAGCGGCGGACTGAACGTTAGCGGCACCCTGATGACTACCGGCGCATTTTTCGCTAGCGGCGGCACCAACACCAACGCAGTCAGCGGGTGGGGCGTCAGATACTACGGACTGCCTAGCGGGACGACGACTCACGGGTTTCAGTGGAACTCCCCCAATGCGGGCGTCATCAATGGCTATGTGGACGGCGGCAGTGTGATCCAAGGCTTTCAGCCGGTATCCGACGAACGGCTGAAATCTGACATCGCGCCAACCTCGTTTGACGGGCTGGCCGCTGTGCTGGCGATGCCGCTGTTTGAATATCGCTGGAAGGATCACAGCGAACCGGGCAAGCCCGTGGATGACCCGGCCGCGCTGCTTGAGCCGATCGGTTTCGTGGCGCAGCGGGCCGCCGAGACGTTTCCTTCGGCCGTCATGATGCCGGCGGAGGAAAAGGAGGATCAGATGATCCTTGCGACGCTCAATCCGCTCGTGCTGCTTGCCGCTGCTTACGACGCGATCAAGCGGCTGACCGCTCGGGTGGAAGTCCTGGAAGCGGGCAACATTCCCGCAACGGAGGCATAACCATGGCGACCAATGCCGGTTCGATGTTCAACGGCACGCAGCCCAACCCGCAATGGGTGCTGTGCAGCGGCCAGCCGCTCTACGCGCTCGATGCCAAGCAGCCAGTGCGTGCGAAGGGGGTGCTGTCGGAAGGCAACCGCCAGGATTACATCCGCCAGGTTGGCTGGCAGGGCAGACGGCGCGGCCTCGGCCCACTCGGGTGGATCATCCTGATGCCATACGACGCCGGGGGCACCTGGCGCATCTCCACCGCTGACGATGGCGCAGAGACGGCGCTGACGCCGCCGATCCCGTGGCCCGGCAAGCCACCGGCTGGGATTAAATAGGCCATGAGCGATACCACCACGCCTAATTACTCATTTACCTTGCCCGCAATTGGCGCCTCGCAAGACACCTGGGGCAACAAGCTGAACGCCAACTGGGTGTTAGCCGATAGCACGATACACGGCATCACGTCCGGCTATCTACCGCTCGCCGGCGGCGGGACAATCAGCGGCAGCCTGGTACTGTCGCCACCGTCCGGTTATGCGATCCTGACGCTGAACAAGCCGGCCGGCGCAAACAGCAGCCAACTCGAAGGCGCCAGGGTGGGGATACCGCGCTGGGAGGTGCTGCTGGGAGACGCGACCTTAGAAACCGGTGGCAGTGCCGGCTCTAACTTCTCGGTCAATCGCTATGATGACGTTGGCACCTATCTTGGCTCGCCGCTCAGCATCAACCGCGCCTCGGGCAACGTCACCGTCCAGCAGGCAATGTCCATCGGTGCCAGCCTGGCCGTTGGCACCGCCCTGTCGATCGCGGCCGGTGACTTCGTGCTCTATCGCTCGGCCCCTAGCCGCATTCTGCAATGGCAGAGCGGCTGGAGCATCGCCTTTAGCGAGTCAAATGGCAGCACGGGATGGAACTCGCCCAGCGGCCAACTTATGGGCCTCGATGGTAGCGGCAATCTTGCCGTCAGCCAGGGTTTCAGTTGTCAGTCCACAGGCGTTCGTTACAACAACATCGGCCCCAACGGTTTTAACTTCCGCTGGAACAGCACCAATCTTTACGCGCGGGTCGACAACGCGATTGAGTTCGCCCTGCAGGCGCAGTCGGATGAGCGGCTCAAGGGCGACATCGCGCCATCCACGTTCGACTGCCTCGCCGCAGTCATGGCAACGCCGCTGTTCGAGTTCCGTTGGAAGTCGTTGGGGCAGACCCCGGACCTGGAAACCGCAACGGTTGCTCACGATGCGCCGCTGGTGCCGGTCGGGTTCGTGGCGCAGCGCCAGCACGAGGTGTTTCCCGCCAGCGTTATGCCCGGCTCCGAGACCAGCAGCGGGCACGCGCGTGCCACGACGATGTGGCAGATGGACCACAACACGCTCTGCGCTGCGCTGTGCGGCGCCATCCAGCAACTGACCGAGCGTGTCGCTGCCCTGGAGCTGCAGCTTGGCTAGGCTCACCCAATCACCGCCCCCCGGCATCGTGAGGCAGTCTACCGCCGAAGCCACAAGCGGTCGGTGGTTCGATAGCAACAACATCAGGTGGCGCGGCGGCGTCATGGTGCCAGTCGGCGGCAATGTCGTGCTGACGGGCTCCGGCGTTTCCGATACCCCGCGCGATGTCCTCACCTGGCACGACAACAGCTATCAGCGCTGGGCGGCCTACGGCACCGACACCACGCTGTGGGCCTATTGCTTCGACACCCACACGCAGTACGACATCACGCCCACAGGGGCGCCGCCGATCCTGCCGCCGGGCTACCGCAGCGGCTACGGCCTCGGGTTCTATGGTGATGGCCTGTATGGCATCAGTAGCCCCACGGGCTCCCCCATCGGCCCCCCCGGCATCCTCAGCTACATCAGTGACTGGTGGTCGATGGACACATTCGGTGAACTGCTGGTCGTGGTCCCGACGCAGGATGGCCACCTGTATTCCTGGGATCCGAACACACCCACGGTGCATGCGACGCAGGTGCTGAACGCGCCCACCGGGAACCGCGGCGTTATCGTCACCGATCAGCGTCAGGTGGTGCTCTACGGGGCTGGCGGCGACCCCCGTAAGATCGCCTGGAGCGATCAGGAGGATATGACGGTCTGGGCGGCCGATGTCACTAACCTGGCCGGCGAAAAGCAGCTCGTCACCAACGCCCATGCGCTGACCGCGTGCAAAATCGGCAGCGGTATCCTGCTGTTTACCACCAACGACGTGCATCTGATGACGTACGTGGGGCCGCCATACGCCTACGGCATCACCCAGATTGCGGCCGGCTGTGGGCCGATCTCCCCGCGCGCAGTCATTAGCGGAGGCAGCTTCGTGGCGTGGATGAGCCTGCAGAACTTCTGGGCGTATAATGGCAACGTGCAGCCGTTGCCGTGCGACGTTAAGAACTACTTCTTTGCTGTGCTGAACCCTGGCAGCATCGGGCGCCTGTTTGGCTCTGCTAATCCGCAGTTCGCGGAAGTCTGGTGGGACTTCCCGGACGAGAACTCATCGAGCGGTGAGTGCAACCGCTACATCGCGTGGAACTACACGTCAGCGCCCGGCTACTGGCTACTGGGCACCCGAGCCCGTACGGCAGGGGACCGCATCGGCACGCTGGATTATCCGATCCTGGGTGGCATCGGCCCAGGCGGCACCGGCGGCGCGCTCTATCAGCACGAAACCGGCTGGACCGACAACGGCGCACCGCGCGCCAGTGCCGGCGAGGTCTACGCCGAGAGCGGTTCCATCAACCAGGGCGAGGGGGATATCAGGTTCGCGGTCAAGCAACTGGTGTTCGACAGCACGACCGATCCTGTGCTGGTGAACAACTTCGGGTTCCGCTTCTTAGCCCGTGAGCAACCCTGGGACAGCGCTGAGACCGATACAGCGCTGTATACACAACTGCATGGCGGGCTGATGGACACGCGGGTGTCGGGACGCAGCATTCGGATGCGGCTGGAGGCGACGGCAGATGCCCCGTTCTCGGTCGGGCGCACGCGGATCGATCTGGTCAAGGCGGGGAGGCGGTAGATGGTCGCGATCCGCCGGCAACCCCCTGCGCCGTTCGTTGCCCCGTTATCGGGCGACCTCAACCAGCGCATGGCGCAAGTCGCTGATGCGCTCAATCGCAAGGCTGATGCCAACGGCGCCTCAGTGTTCCCGATGATTGGGTTGAGTTCCCCTGATGGGACTACATGGAAGCTGAGCGTCGATGATGCGGGGGCGCTTCACATCGAAGCGGTGCCGCGATGAGCCTTACTGGCGCAGAAAAAGCGCACCGGCTGCAGAAGGCGCTGGATTGCGGTGGCCACGCCACGCACCGAATGGACGACGTGGTGCAGATGCTACGCGATGGTACAGCCCAGTTATGGGAGCAGGGCGACGGCTGCATCATCACCGAGGTACAATCATTCCCGCTTGGTAAGTCGGTCTATTACTGGCTGATCTTTGGAAGTCTCCACGACTGCCTCGCGCTTGAACCTACCATCGACGCCTGGGCACGGGAGCAGGGCTGCATCGCTGCCACCGCGATGGGCCGCAAGGGTTGGGGCAGGGTGGCCTATGCCTCTGGGTGGAGACCGCATTTCCCGACGTTCTACAAGCCGCTGGTGATCCCCGATGGCTCGTAAGCAGCAGGGACTGCTCGGCACACTGCCGGAACCGGTGGCTGATGTGGCTGCCCAGATCGGCGCGGTGGCTGATCCGCGCAGCCCCAAGTCCTCGGCCTTCATGGCCAAGGGCACCAAGGTGCCGCGCACGCTGCCGGCAGGACTGGTAAAGGCCACACGGCCCGAGGGCACGCTGGTGACCAAGTCGCCGGCGCAGGCCAAGCAGTTCGCCAAGGCCAAGACGGTGACAGACGCCGGCATGGCGCGGCAGCTCGGCTATCCCGAGAGCAAGCGGCAGGCCATCGCATCAGGCGCGCCGCGCGTGGTGCAGGGGCGCACGCCGTCGGGTGCCGTGGCACATGAGAGCGTCGCCAGCCCGGCCGGTGTTCCCGCTGCTGCTCGGGCTGCGGCTCGTGCCGTTCCCGGCGGGCGTGTCGCGGTGATGTCGCCGCTGGCCGCGCTGTTCCGCCGCGCCGTCATGAAACGCTAGGAGATGGCCATGTGGACCGAGGGCGGACAGATCGACCACCTGGCATTCGGTGGCGTCTACAAGAGCAAGAGTGGGAGCCAGCAGACCCAGCAATCCGGCACCAGCAACACGTCCGGCACCTCATCGACGCAACTGCCGCCGTGGCTGACCAACGCCGCGCAGCAGGCGGTCGGCACCGCGCAAACGCTGTCGCAAGACCCCAACCTGTTCAATCCCTATCCCGGCCAGCAGGTGGCCGACGTATCGCCTGGCACGCAGGCCGGTTGGAACTACGGCACCGGCAACGACGCGGTCGGGATGGCGCAGCAGATCGGCGGCAGCACCTCCAACATCTACAACACCCTCGCCGGCCTGGGACAGCCGCAGCAGCGACTGGACATAAACCAGGGGCTGGCACAGGCGCAGGGGCTGCTTGGGCCATGGGCAGGGCAGGCACCGGCCAGCGCCGCGTCTGTCGCGCAGGATGCGCAGTCGATGATGTCGCCATACCAACAAGCGGTGATCGACCCGACCATGGCGCTCGGGCGCCAGGCGCTGCAACAGAACCTGCAAACGGTCGGCGCCAACGCAAATCAGGCCGGTGCATTCGGCGGCTCGCGGCAGGGCGTCATGGAGGGCATGGCGCAGGCACAGGGCGCGCTTAACGAGCAAAATGTCCTCGGCAACATGCTGAACACCGGCTACGGCCAGGCGCTGACCCAGGCGGGCAACCTAGCCAATACCCGGCAGCAGCTAGGCGCCACTGCGGCCGGCAATCTGGCGTCGATGTATGGCAACGCGGGCAGCGCCATGGCCGGCTACGGGCAAACGGATCTCAGCAACGCGCTCTCCACCGGCTCGGGACTGCCGCAGCAGTATCTGCAGAACCTGCTCGGCATCGGCGGCCTGCAGCAGAGCCAGCAACAGGCCGGGATCAACGCGCAGATGGGCAACTATTACGCGGGGCAGCAGCAGCCGATCCAGAACCTCGATCTGCTGCTGTCCGCCGTCAGCGGCGTGCCTTACGGCACCACGGGGCAGACCACGGGCACCGGGCAGACGACCGGCAACGTAACGGGCACCACGACGCCGTCCACAGTCGATCAGATCGGGTCGTATCTCGGCTTGATCAGCAAGGTCGCGTCCATCGGCGGCGCGGCAGCGGGGATATAGCGATGGCATGGGACGATCTGGCCTCGGGCGGACTTGGCGCCGACACGTCGTCATGGGGTAGCGGCGCACTGCCAGCAAGCGCCTGGAACACCTCCGGCAGCAGCGGCGGTGTGGACTATGCCGGGATCGCCAAGGCGCTGGGAGACGCCACCGCCCAGCAGGGGCCGCAAAAGCCAGCCGTGTCCAACCTGCCACCGGGCGCGTCGGCGGCATCTGGAGGCGCTTCCTCGGGTGCCTACAGCGGCAACCCGGCGTCGATGAACGCCCTGGTGCAGATGCTGATGCAGCGCGTGCAGGCGCTGCGGGATGCCAGCAACCCGGCCAGCGCACGACCGGTCAATCTCCAGGGCGGCAGTCGGACATCCGGCTTGTTAGGATTGTAACCATGGCAGCACCTGACGACACCCAGACGGCAGCGCCTCCGGACTACCCCTCGCCGCAGGATATCCAGGCGGCGCTGGCTGCTAGGGGAGTTACAGCCGCCGCTGCTGCGCCACCACCAAGCGCCGCGCCAGCGGCAGCAGCCGATCCGACGCAGGACTATATCAGGCAGCAACTTGCGCTGCTCCAGGCGCCGTTGCCGCAAATCAAGCCCGACACCACGCCGGCGCAGGGCGGTATCGTGGGCCTGCTCGGCAGGATCGGCATGGCGCTCGCCGGCGGCTCGATCACCGACACATTGTCACCGGCACAGCGGGAACGCGCCGGCATCCGCGCCCTCGGAGACTTCGGCACCAGCCTGATGGCGGGCTCGGGCTACTATCCGGGCAAGCCGATGTTTGGCGGCCTGGCGCAGGGCTTCCAGGGCGCGGAGCGCAGCGAGGCTGGGTCCGAGCAACAGGCGGCGTCCTATCTCGGCGCGCAGCAGAACTGGCAGCTCGAGCAGCAGAAGCTGCAGCTGGAGCGGCTCAAGGAGGCGATGCCGCTGCTGCAGATGCAGTACGGGGCAACCATCCCCAATCCATTGCTTGCCGGCCCTGCCGTGCCAGGGACTGCGACGGGGGCCGGCAAGCCAGGCGGCAGTGGTGTAGCCACGGCGCCATCTGGGGCAACAATCGAACCGGCAGCATTCAACAACGCCACCGCAGTGCGTGACGGCCTCATCAAGCGCGGCATCGATGCTGACACGGCCACAGCCCTCGCAGCCAACGCGCTGCACGAGAGCGTCGCCAACCCAGCCACCGGGCGCGGCGATAAAGGCAACTCCGCTGGTCTCTTCCAGTGGTCTGGACCGCGCCTGCAAGCATATACCGACGCATACGGCCATCCGCCTGACGGCTCTCCTCTCGACGAACAACTTGATTTCGTGACGCGCGAACTAAAGGGCAGCGAGGCGTCAGCATCGGCGCAGATTGGCCAGGCACAAGGGCCAGCCGCCAAGGCCGCCGCGGTCTCGCAATATTATCTGCGACCGAAAGATACGATGGCTGAGATGCAGCGTCGTTCGGCTACCGCGTTGCAACTTCAGCAGCAACTTGGAGGTGGCACAGGCACGGCTTCTGCCGCACCATCGCCTTCAGGGACGCGGTTTGCCGGCCCTGGGGCGCCTCCTGGCAGCCCTGCCGCCCCTGCCGCACCATCAACCGCCCCCGACGCAACGGCGCCTTCTGCTGCCGCGCCAGCCGCCCCCGGTGAGCTGACGTTCGAGCAGTTCCAGGCGCAGCATCCGATCGCCATCAACGCCGCCGACTACACGGTGACGCCGCCCGGTCTGGCCGAGGCCAGGGCAGCGCAGGCCGCGGCCGCCCAGCAGCTCTCGCTGGCACGCGCCGGACGCGGCGGCGATCCGAACAAGTCGCTGTCCGACTACAACACCGCTACCCAGGCGGTGAACAAGCTGCAGCAGGACGCGCAGGCCAAGTCACTGGAGCTGCAGCAGGCCGCGCAGAAGAACGCGCTGGATACCCAGCGGCAACTGTATGACGCTGAGATGCAGCGCAAGCAGGGGGATGAGAAAGCCGCAGCGGATCGTGCGGCAGCCGTCGCGCTGAAGACGCAGGAGGGAGAGCAGGCAGTAAGGCTTGCCAACATCCAAGCGGACCAACAGCGCGTGACGAACAAGGAGCAGGTTACCAACACTGCCAACCTGGAAGGGTTGAAAACAGCCCAGAAAGAGCAAGCCGACTCCCGTGATGTTGTGGCTCAACTAGCAGGGTTCCGCGCTATCTCGGATGGCTTCGGGCAGCCTGGATGGTTGCAAACCACCAAGGTGCCAGGCAGTGACAAGACCATCGCTGAAACGCTAGGCCAGCTTGGCATGCCGTTAAGCGACACTGGCGGCGTGCAGTTGCTGCGCGGCGGCATCAACAACCTGGTGAAGACGCTGCGCCAAGGAATGGCGATGGGTTCGCTGTCCGACCGAGACCTTAATTTTATCGAGCGCATGGGGCCGACCGAATGGATGGACCAGGACACACGCAGCGCAGCAGTCGGCTACCTCCAGCAAGCCTATCAGGCAAAGCAGAGGTTTTCCTCTGACGTTCAGAAGGAAATGAGTCGCGGCAAGAACTATGGCGACGCCATGGATACTGCCGATGCAAAGCAAAAGCCCTTCGTGCCAGCCGTGCCTGCGGACTTAACCGCGCACTGGACCGACAGCAGCCCTGAGTGGTCGCAACGACGCATCCAATGGGCGCAGGAACACGAGGTTCGGCCCGGCACGCTTTATCACCTTGCTGACGGCAAGATCATGGTGATGAAATCGCCGCGCGCTCTACAACAGGGGCAACAGTGATGGGCGATAGCCTTGACCCCGCAGCCACCTCGGTGATGGTGGCGCCAGGCGGTCCCCGCGGATCGACCGACAACACATCGACGACATACGCGGACCCAGGTGGCTCTACCTATCCTGACATGACGCCTACCCCAGGCAAACGGTCGGTTCTTGGTACCAGTTTCAACACCGTGCCGTCCGACACCAGGCCGGGCGGCTCGCTATGGGATGCCAACGTCCGCGTCGGCACCGAGATGAAACAGACCTACCAGGACACCCCGCCGATCGTCGGGCC